ATTCCTTCCCGATGCAAATACAAAAAACACATTTTTCTGGCAAGAACGAGCAATGATTCGTTTGCCTTTCGCTGGCATCAAAGGCGAAGGGGATTCCAAACAAGTGTACGTGCAAGTACCTTGTGTGGAAATGTGGGGCGAAGCATGTCCTATCTTGGCCGAAGTGCGCACCTGGTTCAAGGACAAGAGCCTTGAAGAAATGGGTCGCAAATACTGGAAGAAGCGTTCATACATTTTCCAAGGCTTTGTGCGTGAGAACCCCTTGGCCGAAGACAAGACTCCAGAAAATCCCATCCGACGTTTCATCATCGGACCACAAATCTTTGCCACCATCAAAGGTGCGCTGATGGATCCTGAACTGGAAGAAATGCCCACAGACACCCTGCGTGGTTTGGACTTCCGTGTGTCAAAGACTGCCAAAGGTGGTTTTGCTGACTACTCAACATCCAAATGGGCACGTAAAGAGTCTGCACTAACCGAAGCAGAACAGGCTGCAATTGCCACACATGGCTTGTTTGACTTGAGCACATTCCTGCCCAAGAAACCCGGCGACGTGGAGTTGAAGGTGATCAAAGAGATGTTTGAGGCTAGTGTGGATGGACAGCCTTACGACACAGAACGTTGGGGTCAGTACTTCCGCCCTGCTGGTGTGCAAGCACCGGGAGGCAGCACACATGCTGTAGACGGTCATGGAGACGCACACGAAGTACCAGCAGCCAAGCCTGCACTCAAAGTGGCAGCACCTGCACCAGCAAGCGACTTTGACGAAGACGACACCCCTGTAGCAGTGGCACCAGTGGCCAAGCCTGCAGCCTCAGGACAAAATGCCCAGGACATCCTGGCCATGATCCGTAGCCGTCAAGCCAAGTAATGCAAACGGCTCTAGATACAGAGCTGTTTCCAGAACTATGTGAAGTGGTAGAGATGCCACTTCACAATCAATGGGTTTATCTAATTCAAAAAAACGGAAGCAGCAGTTTGAGGGTTCAGCAGTCAAGAGACGATCTTGCTGTGTTTACCAATAACGAAATAAGTACTCTTGATTATGTAGATGTGTATATCCGTGACCCCAGAGCCAGGTATGTTAGTGGAGTCAATACTTACTTGCAACATCTTCAACGCGACCACCCAGAATTAGATTATTTGACTGCATTTTGGTTTGCACGTCGATATAAATTTTTAAACACACACTACTTGCCACAGTTTCATTGGCTGGCAAATCTCAGTAAATATCTACGCAACGATACAAAAATACGTTTAAGAAATTTTAATGATTTTGGTACTATTGCCGACATTGATTTTGATGCTTTTATAACTGCACCTTCCAAGGAGTTTGAAGAAGCATTGTTTAAAGACGACATCAATATTGAACTTTGGCTATTCTTAGACCAAATATTACTAGATCTTGCAGGTCAAGAAATGTCTTGGTTGCAACTATTAAACTATTATCAACATAAACATCCTGACATTTTAAAACATGTATTGCCCTAGACTAGATCATTTTGTTCGATTTAATTTTAATGGTACAATTAGTCGTTGTGGCCACATGACCAACGCACCACAGTTTGAAACTTTACAACAAATGGATTCTAGTGCGTGGCTTGCAGATATTCGCAATAACATGGGTCAAGATATTTGGCCAGACGAATGTATTCGTTGCAAAGAAATTGAAAACATCCAAAACAAAAGTGTTAGACAACAGTCATTAGACAGACATGCACCCCTGCTGGACTCCAGATCAGATTATCTTGTGCTAGGTGGTGTGTTAGACAATGTATGCAACAGTGCATGCCAAACTTGTAATGAAACACTAAGTACCAAGATTGGTAGTCTATTGTCAAAAGAGTACACCAAAATTAACAACAGTGCATTGATCAACACGTTGCCGGTGGAACGTATTGTGCAAATGGACATCAACGGCGGCGAGCCTAGTGCCAGCCCTAACTACTTAAAGTTGTTGGAAAATTTGCCGCCTAATGTAAAACATTTAAGAGTCAATACCAATGGCAGTAGATTGATCACAGTATTGCCCGACTTGGTCAAACGCGGCATCAAAGTCACAGTCACAGTAAGTCTGGATGGCATTGGGAGTCGCCATGATTATGTACGTTGGCCAGTCAAATGGCAAGATGTTGAGCATAACATTCAAACATATCAAAACATGGGACTGCATGAATTAAACACCTGGACCACAGTGAGTGCATTGAACATTGGTGATTTGAAGAATATTTTTTCTTATGTAGAACAGAATAATTTAAAAAATTCTTGGGCATTGTTAGAAAATCCTTCAGTGTTAAGTGTAAAACACAGCAATCATTTGACAAGACAAGCAGATGTTCCAGATGAATTAAAACACATTGTGGCTTCGGGAGAAGATAACACAGTCGAGTTGCAGTTGTGGACCGCAGCACAGGACCACACAAGAGGCATCAAATTGTGGGACTACTATCGATGAAAATAGCCATAACTGGACATTCAGCAGGTATTGGGCAGGCACTAGCCCGGGTATATCAGGCACAAGGACATGAAATCGTTGGTCTTAGCAAACGCAATGGTCACAACATTAGAAATATACCTAAAATAATTACACACATCGAGTCTTGCGATATGTTTATAAACAATGCACAGGCCGGGTTTGTTCAAACAGAATTGTTGTTTGAAATATATAAACTTTGGAAAAGTCAAGTTGGTAAACGTATCATAAACATCAGTACAATGATGACAACACAACCAGTGAGCACATTGCCTGGTATAGATATGATTGCATACAGGAATCAAAAGATAGCATTGGAAGAAGCACATTACCAACTACAACATTTACAAGACTGGCCTAAACTTACTTTGGTTAGACCAGGTGCAGTGGCCACTCAACCAGGCCAAACAAGTCCTAGGCCATATGCAAATGTTGATCATTGGGCCACTACCTTAGTTAGAATACTAGATGTAGGTGTTGACTTGGAAGTAAGTGAATTATCATTGGGCGTAAACTATCCATGAACAGTAAAGAATATCTAACCAATCGTGCATTTTGTCCAATGCCATGGACTGGTATTATGTACAATTTTGATGGTACAGTCAAAAATTGCATACGCAGTGCTGGACCCATTGGCAATATCAACAACAATTCCATTGAAGAAATACTCAGTAACGATAACATAATCAAAGCAGACATGCAAGCAGGACAAAAGTTTAATCGATGCAATCCGTGTTATGATTTAGAAAAAGACAAAAATAATTTCAATATCATTAGCGATCGTGTGTTCTATCTCAAAGAACTACGTGATGTGGACCATACCTTGTATGACACCATGAACTTTGACTTACATACTGTAGACATACGTTGGAGTAATCTATGCAACTTTGCTTGTGTGTATTGTAATCCAGAATTTAGTAGCAGGTGGGCTAGTGAAAGTGGAGTTATTATGTTGACTCCCGCGGATCAACAAATCAAAAAGTTCAAACAGTATATTTTTGAACGTGCGTCACAGTTGAAACATGTGTACTTGGCTGGCGGTGAACCATTGCTGATGAAAGAAAATTTAGAATTCTTAGAGTTGTTAAAACAGGTCAATCCTAATATAAACTTGAGAATAAACACCAATCTCAGCAAAGTTGATACACGCATATTTGATTTGATCTGTGAGTTTAAAAATGTACATTGGATTATCAGCGTAGAGACCATAGAAGCAGAATACGAATATATACGATATGGTGGAGTATGGCAAGACTTTGTGGATAATCTACAACTTGTCAAACAATTTGATCACAAGATATCATTCAACATGTTGCATTTATTGTTGAATTATAAAAGTATTTTTAATTGTGTAGACTACTTGTCTGCTCAAGGATTTCACAACAACAGTTTCATAATTGGTGCATTAACTGGGCCAGCATACCTAAATATTAGACATTTACCAGAAAATATGTTAAACTCAGTGAAGAAGATTTTGTCTGACCGCATTGCTGACCAGCCAGGATATTTACTAGAAAACAGTTATCAAAACATGTTGAAGCATTTGGATCAACCTTTTGACAAAGATCTAATAGGTTCTTTTGAAAAAATATCAATTATGGATCAAAGACGTAACCTAGACAGCAGAGCAATTTTTAAAGATTTATACAAGGAAGAAAACCATGGGAAAACCATTTGACGTAAGCAAGTTCCGCAAGGAAATTACAAAGAGCATTGACGGCCTGTCAATTGGCTTTAACGATCCCACAGACTGGATCAGCACAGGCAACTATGCATTGAACTATTTGATCAGCGGTGACTTCAATCGCGGCATTCCGCTGGGCAAGGTTACTGTATTTGCTGGTGACTCGGGTGCAGGTAAGTCATATATCTGTTCAGGCAACATTGTGAAGAACGCACAAGAACAAGGTATCTTTGTGGTGTTGATTGATAGTGAAAACGCACTGGACGAAGACTGGCTCAAAGCATTGGGTGTGGACACCAGCGAAAGCAAACTGCTGAAGTTGAGTATGGCTATGATTGATGATGTGGCCAAGACTATCAGTACATTCATGAGCGATTACAAAGCCTTGCCCGAAGGCGAACGTCCCAAGGTCATGTTTGTTATTGACTCACTGGGCATGCTGTTGACTCCCACAGACGTCAACCAGTTTGATGCTGGCGAAATGAAGGGTGACCTGGGTCGTAAACCCAAAGCACTTACTGCCTTGGTGCGCAACTGTGTGAACATGTTTGGCTCATACAATGTGGGCTTGGTATGTACAAATCACACTTATGCATCACAGGATATGTTTGACCCTGATGATAAAATTTCCGGCGGTCAAGGTTTCATTTACGCCAGTTCAATTGTGGTGGCTATGAAGAAGATGAAGCTGAAAGAGGACGAGGACGGCAACAAAGTGAGTGACGTCAATGGTATTCGTGCTGGTTGTAAAGTTATGAAAACACGCTATGCCAAACCGTTTGAAGGCGTGCAGGTCAAGATTCCTTACACCACAGGCATGAGCCCTTACAGTGGTCTAGTGGACTTGATTGAAAAGAAAGAAATGCTCAAGCGGGAAGGCAACAGCCTGGTGTTTACCACCAGCGATGGCGAGATTATCAAGAAGTTCCGTAAAGCATGGGAAAAGAATGATGATGGTTGCTTGGACAAGGTCATGGTAGATTTTAAGAATATCAAAGCCGAGATAAGTACAGCCGACGCAGTGGAGGATTGAATCAATGACTAAAGTGTCTCAGGTCTATGTTACCGACGATAACCCTATTGTCGAAATACGTCAAAAACACTCAATGACATATATAATATGGGTTATCGGTATTAGATGTAATTTTGCTTGTACTTATTGTCCCGATGTTTGGCATGATAAACACAGTCCGCACAAAACACTTGAAGAACTAAAAACTGCTTGGCGCAAAATTGTAAAAATCACTGAACACAGCAAAAAACAATTGTCAATAGGAATTTTAGGAGGTGAGCCTACTATGAATCCTGATCTACTTCCATTTTTACAATGGGTCAAAGTTTATTACAAAAAATTAAACATTCCTATTTGTGTGTATTCTAACGGTACTGCGCCATTGGAATACTATCAGAAACTTGCCAAATATTGTGATTTTAATTTTTCTACTCACAGTGAGTTCATGAATGAATCTAAATTTTTCTCAGTTGTTTCTGGGGTAAATCAATATAAAATTGAAAAAAATATAAATTGTATTATCAATGTTCTTATAATGGATGAAGAATGGAACAAAGATCGCATACCCGAATATATCAAATATTTGGATGAGCATAATATAAGTTGGAGGCTATCTCCAGTTGAACCAGTGTATCTTCCTGAATCAAATTGGCCAGAGCAGAATGTTAGATCCAGCATCGGCCCTAAAAAATCAAACAAGGTAAATTTTTATGAGCGTATTACTAGTTGAGTCTAAGACGGCTGATTGCACAGTAGTGCTCAAAGACGGCACTGAAATTGACATAGAGTCTTGGGAATTATGGCGGAACAATCTTCATTATTTTAAAGGATGGACTTGTGCTGCTGGGGCAGACAGCATAATAATTGAAAGTGACTTTCAGGTATGGTCAGGGGTATGCCGTAATGACAATTTAGGTAATTTATTAGACGATAATTTTAGTCTATTTAAGGAACCGACTATTTGTACTACGAATCAGTGCACCGCCTGTATATCTGATTTAACCAATTCTAAAAAATTAATTTAGGAGTAACCAATGTCAGCAGAAGTAGCAAGTGAAATTTGGGGCGAGTTAAAACGATACGTCAACGTGGTAGATCGTATGGATGCAGCCGAAAGTATTGTATCTATTTTAATTGACCATGACCATGATGTAGAGGAAATTCGAGATGCCTTCAAAGGAGATTCAGACATCAAGAAAGCCTTGACTGCATACTTGGATAACGACAAGGACTATGTAGAAGAAGAAGAAGAAGAGTTTGATGACGAGGACAACTACAACAAAGAAGATGATTACTAATGTCTGCAGACAGAGATTACTATTGCTCTTATAAATTTAAATATTTAAAGATTGATTTGGTATCTAATGCCACATATAACTGCCATGCAGCAAAACAGCATACCATTGACTTCCAATGGTTATCTAAGAACAAAGGAAATTTATTCAACACTGACATTAATGTTTCAGAAAGAAACATGATGTTGAATAATCAACGCAATCGCAGTTGTGAAGAAATTTGTTGGCCACTAGAAGATCAAGGGGCAATAAGTCCTCGATTATGGCAAAATGGACAGATCAAAACACACACCGAAGTTTACACACAACCCGAAATATTAGAAATAAAACTAAATGACAATTGTAACCTGTCTTGCTCTTATTGTTGTAAAGAGTACAGTAGTTCTTGGCGAAGAGACTTGCTTAACAATGGAGATTACAAGGTCGATACCGGTGATGTAAGATATCAATTGACCAGCCGCGATAAAATAATGATAAAGGTCAGTCAACAAGAAGTCAAAAACACAACGCAATTTCACCAGTTAGTGTCTGAAATAAAAAGTTTTGCTCCTGGGTTAAAAGAGATTGTGGTTACCGGTGGCGAACCTTTGTTGGACAATCAATTGTTTGATGTGTTAGATGCAGTATCAAACAGTTCAGCGGTGATCAACATTTACACTGGCATGGGAGTGGACGTCAAAAGATTTCAACGCATGTTGGATAAAATAAAACAAATGCCCACAGCAATGATATCTGTCAGTGCAGAATGTACTGACAAGTTTTATGAATTTAATCGTTATGGAAATCTTTG